CATACAGAAAAAACCTAGTTTCAAAAAAGAATTTGTAAAGAGAATAAAAAAACTTTTCTGTTTTATAGTTTTTATTTTCGCCATTCTCTACGGCGAGAGAATAGCAAACTTTTCCAGAGCGAAAAAGGAAGTTGCGTAGAGTTTTGTTTAGTGTGGTGTATTTTTTCATTTCGTAATTTATTTTTGTTATAGTTTCTTCTAGTGTTCGTAGGGTTGCCATAATCCTGTAAAAAGAAAATGTATGCTCCCACCAACCTTTCTTTTTGGTGAGAGCAACCCGCAAACTTTGCGGATAGTTAATCATCCTCCGTAAGCCCACTCGCTCAAGTCTTCATCAATCTCTGCTTCGATATTAGGCCACATATGGTCAGGAATACCGAATTGAAGATTGAGTCTTTTTTCTTTTGCAAGGTGTATAGTTTTGCCAACGCTTCCAGTTCCTTCGGAGTAAAAGTAGATTTCCTCTTTGAGTCTTTGAATGTTTTCTGTTAAGTCCATTTTTATTTCCTCAAGGTTTCGTAGGCTTCGTCTAGGGTTTGGATACACTTCGAGATGGATTCGATCAAATGCGTATCGGGTTTCTTTGTGTATTTTTGATGGAGTTCAATTTGAGCCTTAAGTTGCATTTTAGCCCAACCGATTTTCCCCATAGCTGTGCCAGCATTTTTGGCTTGTGCTATGAATTGTTCTTCTATGTAGTTTGTCATATTTTTTATCTTTCTGCTTGTTCGATTGTTTTTCCAAGTTCGATTGACCGATTCAATTCGTTCTTAAGAATGTTATTTTTGCGGAGCTTAATGATCTTAACCGCATCTTGAGTTGCCCAATCCCATCGGGAGCTATAGCAAGCACCTTCGGTCAGATTGATTTTGATGAAGTTGTCGTGATCCTTCACGAACACAACTCGATCAGTTTTCAGCCAAGGAGTAGCCTTGATGTCGTATTTGAGGAGATAGTATTCTCCCACTTCGGGTTTGATTGTCTTACTTGTTTCTTTCATACTCTTAATCTATCACACTTTCTGTTTTTGTCAACTTTTATTTTGCGTTGATTATCAACGACTTAGGACTTTTTTCCATTTAATTTTGCCTTAAGTAGAGCGTGAGCCCTAGCCTTTTCTGGATTGTTTTTCTTCCATTCAGCCCAACGCTTGCGGTTTAATTCCCACTTGCGTTGATTTCTTTCGATTCTTTCATTTTCCCATTGATTCATTTTATTTATTACCTTTCTCAATTAGTTTTGCATTGGTTAGGTTGATAGTTCCAACCTTTCCTTTATCCTCACCTTCGAGGAATGTTACAACCGCATTTCCTGCGGTAGTTCTGTAAGAAACTTTTACCAAAGTTCCTTCGTGCAGGTAGATTTCACCAAAGTATGTTGGTGTATTCCTAGCATTAGTTATGATTGCTTCTTCGGAAGCACTCATATTCTTTCTCATATTTTCACGCATCAGTTTTCGCTGATAGTTCCAATTTATCATCCTATGACTCATTTTCTTTCATTACCTTTCTTGTTTTCTTTCTTATCTTTCATACCTTTAGTATATCACACGGCAGACGAAAGTCAAGCGAGAGAAATGAGTTAAAAGATTTTCTTATTTTGTTATAAGTTTTTATTATGAGGTAAGTCATTGATTATCAAACACTTACACGCGCGGGGAGGTCGCCTTTGTAAGTCGTTGATGATTAACAACTTACAGAGGCAGAGTTCAGAATGGAATGAACTTTATTTCTTTGGATTCTTCCAGATATTTTTCAGAAGGTTTGAAAAAGATTATTTTCTCAAAAACTTTTTCCGTGGTGATTTCTTCGTGGAGAGAATCAAAGTCTCCATCTGGAGTTGCACCAACTAGCAAAGCCTTGCCAGCGTAAGGTTGCGAGTCAATTCCCACTTTGAAGTATCTTTGAGATTCTGAATCTTTTAAGAGTCCCTCATCATCAAGAATCATATTAGCACCAAACGCTGAAGTGATTGTGATGAGGTCACAACCTAGCAAGCTGTAGATGGTTTGGAGTTTAGTGTCCACAAGCGTAACCTGTGAGACCGTCTCGGTGAATGGATCGATGAGGATTGCTCGGATCATTTCGGCCACTCATTAATGATGGATGATACATAAAAGAGCATCCCGAATCCATACAGGATAACTCCAATCATAAAGCAAGTTCCGAAGGTTTGTTCACTCATATTTCTCATTGTTTTATTTGTCTCCTTTGTAGATGACTGCCATTTGGTATTCTTGTCTCAACTCAATTGCTGGAGGCATATCAGCATATCGAGCTTGTGCCATTTGAGTTTTAGCAACTTCACTATTTTGTTTGCCCATCATAGCAATGAGAGCCAGTCCGTAGACGATGAGTCCAAGAACAAAGACGAGGTGGAGGTTGTTTTCTTTCATTGTTTTAATTTATCTCCTTTTGTTGTTTTTGTCAAACACCAAATTTGTCTCGGTATTCCAAGTAGAGCTTCTCAAAAGATTCTCCACCTTGTTTCATTGCATCGCTGATATCAAACCATTGCATTTGACCTCTGCGATAGTAGCGGGAGTCATCACTCATCATATAAGTCCAATCGTGGTCTTTCAAGAGTTGTTCGAATTGTTCTAGGTTCATTGTTTTATCTTTCATATGTTTAGCTTATCACACTTTCGTATTTTGTCAACTTTTATTTCTTATTGAGCATCAACGGGATACAAACCCTTGCGAAGATAAATGGTTGTCCATTTACCTTTATCCTCTCCTTCGAGGATTTCAGCAGTCGCACTCATTGTTTTCCAACCGATAGTGGAAGTGAAGATTTTCACGAGTAGTTTCTCGTGACCATATCGGCAGATGTTTTTGTTTTCGTAGAGTTCAGGATTTATCGTTATCATTTTCTTTTTTCTTTCTTTGTTATCTTTTTTCTTTCTACATATAATCTATCACATTTTTGGGTTTTTGCAAGATATTTTTTCATTTAAATTTCATTGATTGACAACGAGTTACACCGCAAGGGAGGCCGCCCGTTCAAGTCGTTGATACTCAACGAGATCGGTTTTCAGCGTTTAAGACTCAAAGTCTCTAAGATCGGATGTTGATCTTTTCGCTTCGTTCAGGTTTTGTTGCAAGATCACAGGCTGTAACTATATAACTAGCAAGGACTTACAAGAGCGGCTTCCCTGCGCGCGTAAGTCGTTGATACTTAAAGACTTACAGAATCACAAACGATAAAACTTGTGATTGCGAATTATCGCAACAGTCACTTCACCCTTCGACCATTTGGGCGATACTTGGAATGTGTGATAATGATTCGCACCATTCACAACATCGGGCATTCGTTTATCTGCTACAAGTTTCGCAAGACGAATTGCGTTGTTTGCTTGCGGATTCTTTAGAAGTTCCTGCTTCTTTGCTTCGCTCACTCCACCATTCCAGAAGCTGAATTGTTTTGGAGCGAGACACACCTGCGTTGCTGTTTGCTTACGTTCTATGGTGCGCGTTTGTATGACAGACGCAACGCCAGCCATACCTTCAAAGCCTTCGCCTCTAGCTTCGCCTAGTATGGTTAAAGCTATAACAAGTATCTCAGCGGTCATTAGTCTCTCCCGCTACTGATTGCACCGCAGTAGTCGCTAGGCTTCTCTGCTGTGATTGTTCCGAGGTTGTAAGTATCATTCGAAACAGAGGATCGAAGGAAACGGCCTTCTTTGATTGAATCGAATTTGCGTTGTGCTTTTTCTTGAGCAAGACGCAACACACCGCCTTTCATTCCTTTAGCGTGTTTGCTATCAGACAAGGACACAACTGCCACACGCATTAGAGCGTGTAGCATAGCTTCGGGTTGAGCGTAGAAGTAGAACGCTTTGCCGTTGCCCATATCGTGCAACTCACCAGAGGTTGCACCCCAATTAAACATCTGATTGAAGAAGTTCTCGATTTGGGTTAGTGTGCCTTCCAACAGGAAAGCGGTTGTGTTGCCGAAGGGTTGTTTCGTTATTGTGATTTGGTTTTTCATAGGTTCTATATTGCCTTTTGGTTGATGTTTCGTCAAGGGTTTATTTTACAACTTCGCCCATATACTTCTGGTGAGCTTCTTCCTTCTTGGCTTGAGCTTCCGCCACGATGTTGTCGAGGCGTTGAGCAGAGGCTTGGAAGCCAGCCGTGATAGCTTCAAGGCGTTTGATGGTTTCGTCTAGGTTGAACTTGATGTTTGCTTTAACTTTCATGCTTATAGTCTATCACACCTATACGATTTGTCAATGGGCAGGAGCATTTTTATTGCATTTAAATTTCATTGATTATCAACGACTTACAGAGAATCGTAAAAAAAAATTATATACCCCACCCAGTTTTTGAAAAAAATCCGTTATACAAATGTATAAATGAGGCGCGGGGGTACTAAAATCATTCTCCCCATAATAATAAAAGTATTCTCTTATATATTAAAGTAAAAAAATCCACGGAGCTATTTTTGCTATAATCTCTTTTTGTATATAGCTATATGTGTATATATAGGTATGGATAAGAAGAAAACTAAAAAAGTAAATCAATTGACTTTACAAGAATGTAAAGCTATATTAGATCGTTTAACTGGTCAAACAGAGAACAAATACTATCAACATGTATTAAATCAATATAGAAAACTAATGCCTTCTCATGAGTATGCTTTTGAATTAAATAAGATAAAAGACACTAAAGATGCTACTCTACCATCAATTTAAACTATTCACTTAAATATAGTATCTGTTTTGTTATCTATCTTTAAATTAGACCCCCCCCATTTTTAAATTAATTTAGATTTTACAAGTCTTATTGTTTTTAAAGCTCAAAAAAATCCAGGCCCTTTTATTTTTATATAGGTCTTTTTATATATAAGAGATATTTAAATCTCTAATAGGGTATATGAGTCTCTTTGTTTTATAAAAAGGCATATTAAAAATTTTTTTATTATTTTTTTATTATTTTAAATAGCCGCTTTCCTTACGGCTTTATATTTTACTTTGTGCCAAAAATATATTGACTTTAATATAAATAAGCGCTATATTAGTTATATGAAGCAAAAAATTCTAATAATTCTATCAAGTTTATTAATATTAACTAATATTAATTTAGCCCAAAGCAGATGTTTTGTTTGGACCGATGATTTTGGTAACGAGCAAAATGCCAAAATTAGGTCTTTAAGAGCTCAAGAAAGATATTATAACATTCAGTATCAAATTCTTAATAAATCTAAAACAACAGATAGAGATGTTGTGTTATTAAGGCAAGCAGCTAATCAAGCTAGATTAGCTCAGCTATCAGAACTTCAAATTGTTAGAAATAAGCATTTTACAAGAGAACAAAATAATCCTAGAGTATTTACTCGTATTTCTAATTAATGAGATGTTTTTTCTTATTTTTTCTTTTATGCTTTAATTTATATGGGCAAAATTTGCCTCCATATAAAATTATCAATATACCACAGTCTTGTTTTATAAATAGTGTTCTTGTTTATGAAAAAATTAACAAAGAGCTTAAAGAATACGATGTATGGTCTGATATTTTAGCAGTAGCTTTTGTGGATAAAAAGAATGGTAAACTAGTCCAAGAAGCCCATGCAGTTTGCGTGGTAGAGTGGAAAAATAGATTATATGTTTATGATGTTAATAAAGGCACACTACCTGTTGATGTATCAGATTCAAGATTTTATTATAAAAAAGATCATAAAGAACTAGCGAAAATTATTTTTCCAGACAAATATATAATAGATAGTGCGTTTTTAAAAGATTAAACGTGTAAATATATGCATGTTTAAATATATAAAAGACATAGCTCAAAAAAAAGCTTCTATAGGCGAACGCAGATCTCCTCAATGGCAAACTATTAGAAAAAAACATTTAAAAAATCAACCAACTTGTGCGGCTTGTGGTGGAGATAAAACGTTAGAAGTTCACCATATTAAACGGTTTAATGAACATCCAGAATTAGAGTTAGATTTAAATAATTTAATTACTCTTTGTGAAAGTAAGAATAATGGAGTATGTTGTCACCTTTTATTTGGTCATCTTGGTAATTATAAATCCATTAATCCTAATGTTGTAGAAGATGCTAGTATTTGGAATAATAAAATAACAAAAAGATAAATATCATAGGGTGTAATCATATATATGTTTAAGTATATATTAGGCGTATCAGCCTTTCTTCTTGCTGGTTGCGCTGCCTTTTTCTCTGTTAAAGGTATAGCTCTTCTTTTTGCGGCTAGCTTTTGGAGCGTTGCTATAATGGCAGGATCTTTAGAATTAGCCAAACTCGTAACAGCTTCTTATCTTTATAAATATTGGAAACAAATAAATAAAACCTTAAAGTATTATATGTTTGTAGCTACTATTCTTTTAATGGCTATCACAAGTCTTGGTATTTTTGGATTTCTTTCAGATGCTTTTCAAAGAAATTTTTCTCAATATAGTTTAAATGTTAATAAAATCCAGTCTTTAAAATCTCAACAAACTTTTATATCTTCTCAAGTTGATTTTAATAAGAGTAAATTAAAAGATTTAATAGAACTTCAAAAAACATATCAAACTTCATTAGATAGCGCAGTTAAACAAGACGTTACCACAACAAAAACATCTGGTGGCGGTTTATTTGGGGGCCAAAAAACAGAGAAAGTTACAGATAATAGATTATTAGATAGTCGCAATAAAATAGTAGAAGGTTCTCAGCAAAATATAAGTAGTTTATTTAATCAAATACAAATAGTGACCACAGAGCTTTCTAATCTTGAACAAAAAGCGAGTCAAACAGCACAGGAGATTATGATGCTTGAAGCAGATAATACTAAGGGCGAAATTGGAACATTTAAATTTGTCGCAGAAGCATTTGGTATGAAAATAGAAAACGCTGTCAGGTTATTCATTGTATTAATAGTTATAGTATTTGATCCATTAGCCGTGGCCCTTGTTATAGCTTACAATAGTGTTGTAGGTAGAAAAGATATAATTACCAATAGTCAAGAAAAAGTTGTTGAAAAAATTGTAGAAAAACCAATTGAAAAGATAAAAGAAATATACCACGAATATAAACGTGGTACAAAAAAATCTCACAATCCGGATCTTGCTGATCCAAATATTGAAGATTAAACTAAGGCGTAATCTTTTTTAAATCTTAATTTTAATTCAAAAGGATTCACAGCTAGGCCACGATCAAATCTCTTTATAAAGTTTACGCCTTCTTTTGGCATACTTGCTGTATATATATCTTTTTTTAGTTCTAGAACTATATGAGATGGAAGAACAGAGACATTTTTAATTTTGCCTTTATATTCTTCTTTTAATGCGCGAGCGATAGCACAATTTTGAGGATTAGCTTTTTCGCCTTGCATAATATTTTTTTCTTTTATATTAATTATTTTTTTCATGATTTTCCTTTGCTTTTCTTCCGAATGTTATATTATTAACTATCCGTATATCTTTGGGTCTATATTCCCATATTTCACCTGTATCTTTTATAATACAAGTAAAAATTTTTTCCGTTTCAGTTCCATATTCTGTTACTAACCAGATTGAGGCTCTTCCTTTTGGGGTATCTACTTCCATTTGATTAGTTGGTTCAAAAATCGTCATATACCTTCTATTTTTAGATTATCATCTTTTTTACATAATTCTACAAAAAGATTTTCGTCAATACTCCATTCTTTTCCTGTCCACCATTCCATACCATGGAATTTACACTTGTATACGCAACTTGTCTCATATCCTCCTAATAGATATACATATTTCTTGTTTAAAGACTGCGCTGTTAAACATTCATAATGTTGAGATATAGAGCCAAGAGATATATTATGACAGCTAAAATCTTGTATAAATTCTAAACTCACAAGGGACTCTTCATATAAAATAGAAAATGTATATCCTTTTATTTCATTATCTTTTTTAAATTCAAAAAAGCAACTAGAATTATCTATTATTTCTTTTATAGGAATGTTTCTATTAAAATTATTTTTATCACAATAAGATTTGTATATCTTATCTGCTAGTTTATAATCTTTAAATTCAGAAATTGATTTAAAGTTACATTCTATTCTTTTATAATCTTTTTTCGTACTTTTACTTGGATAATATTTTTCTAAATTAATTCTTACAGATCTATGATTGTACCATTTGTTTTTCCAAGGAATCCATCCTTTTTCTAAAGCTTCGTCTGGTTTTTCGTTTTTTTCTAAAGTTCCTTCAGGATTTGAGTATACAAAATCTTGATGCGTCATTTTACCAAAGCCATTAATATGATCAAAATTTATTAGCATCTATCTTACAAAATAATTTACACTTTTTAAAAATTATGTGTAAACTTTTATGTAACTTCGCATGTCTAAAAAAAATAAACGAAGGACAGAAGATAAGTCACCCGTTGTACCTCAAAGAGATAAAATTGAAGGATCTCTGGATATTCGTGAATTACAATGGACAGATAATCAAAAAAAATTTATACAAACTCTTCAAGACAAATCAACAAAAATTATTTTTTGTAAAGGACCAGCTGGAACAGCAAAAAGCTTATTAAGCGTTTATTGCGCATTAAAATCTCTTAATGATAAAAAAGTTGGAGAAATTTTTTATATACGTAATCCAGTCGAAAGCTCTACTCATAACTTAGGTTTTCTCAAAGGAGATCTTCATAGTAAACTTGATCCTTATCTTCAGCCTCTTATGGATAAACTTTATGAACTTTTACCAAAGAATCAAGTAGAAAAACTTTTAAAAGAAGAAAGAGTCAAGGGGTTACCAGTAGGATTTCTTAGAGGTTTAAGTATAAACGCTAGCTATATTATATGTGACGAAGCTCAAAATTTGAGTATACATGATCTTTTGCTTATTACTACTAGAATGGGTAGATTTAGTAAACTTATTCTTATAGGAGACATTAGGCAATCAGATATTAAGAATAGTGGATTCGAAAGAATATATAATCTTTTTAATGATAAGAAAAGTTTTGATAAAGGAATAGTCACTTTTAAGTTTGGAACAGATGATATTATGAGAAATGATATTCTTGCTTATATCATAGAAAAATTTGAAGAATTAAAATAATTTTTGTGTAATATGTAATATGAATAATATAAGAGAATCAGAGTTTAATAAAAACGTAATACAAGTTTATACTCAAGAAAGTGGATTTACAGGATATAAAGGTTTTGAATTTAATAAGATAGATGATATTGAAGATATATTAAAAAGTGGTGTGACGGCAAAAACAGAAAAAAGTTCTACAATATCAAACAGTACTCCAGCATCTAGTAATGGCACAGTATTAAATGCAAATGCTAATAGATTAGAATTATACGTTCAAAATCTTGCTACTGGAGCTCTTTATGTAAAGTATGGAGCAGACGCTAGTAATTCTTCTTTTAATTTTGTTCTTGCTGCGAATACAGCAACTAACGCTGGAGATGGTGGAAGTCTTTCTGATCAAAGTTATACTGGAATTGTTAGCGTATCTGGAGATATTCTAAATTATATTAGTTGGGAAAGAAGTTAATAGTAAAACAAATTAGGTCTATAATATTTAGAATATAATATATATTTATTGTATAATACATATATGTTAAAAATATATTGTTCTGATTGTGGTTCTGCAGTAGAATATTTATCAAATAAACCAAAATTTTGCAGTAGCTGTGGTAGTCCATTTGATAAAAAAGTAGCTTTACCAGTTTTAAAACCAAAAAGGACAATATCGAAAATTGAAGAAGAAGATATTGAAGAAATTGAAGATACAGATACCGAAGAATCCGAAAGCTCTAGTGTACCAGATATTAATAATTTAGAATACGATATCTCTATTCCTCAAAAAACAAAAGAAACTATAGGTAATTTAGTAGGCACTTATACTCCAGAATCTGATCTCAATTTGCCAGATATAGAAAGAAAACAAGTTAGTAGGGAAGAATTTTTAGAAAATTTTGCAAAAGAGGCCGGATCTCTTAGAGGTAAAACCCGCAAGAAAAATGGCTCAAAAAATTAAATTTGAAAATTGCATAGACCAAATTAACACAGAGATTCTTAAAAGAAAAAATAAATGGAATCTTACTGCAATTGCTTGGATGGATTTTAATGACGTTTCTCAAATATTAAGATTTCATATATATAAAAAGTGGCACTTATATAATACAAGAAAACCTCTTGCGCCCTGGGTTAATACTATTATCAGCAATCAAATAAAAAATTTAATACGCAATAACTATAGTAATTTTACTAGACCATGTTTAAAATGCGCCGCTTCTGATTCAGATAATGGATGCGCAATCTATGGAGCGCAATGTAATTCATGTCCTCTATATGCTAATTGGGAGAAAAATAAAAAAAGCGCGCATGATACAAAGCTAACTTTAAGTATAGAAAATCATGTTCAAGAAATAAATAGTATTCCTAATAATAATTTAAATATGGAAAAAAGCGCTAAAAATATTCATGCAAAAATGTCTAAAGTATTAAAACCAATTGAATGGAAAATATACACATATCTTTATATAGAAGGAAAAAATGAGGAGCAAGTGGCAAAATTAATGGGCTACAGAACTAGCGAAAAAAATAGAGTAGCAGGATATAAACAAATTAAAAATATTAAAAAATCTATTTTAGTAAAAGTAAAAAAACACTTATACAATGGAGACATAGATATCTCATGAGTGAAGAAATTTCAATTTTGACAGAAGAACAACAGCTTAAGCTTTTGCAAGAATGGAATAATAGACCAGATAATCCTCCTTCTCTAGCTGAGTTAGTTAAATTAGCTTTTAATAGAGATGATCTTGATGGCAGAAGCAAAGAAGGAAAAGCTGTAAAACAATTTTTAGCTTCAAGACAAATCAAACCAAGAAAAAGCCATGAATATGAAGCTAAAGGTCTTATAGAATTGAATAATGAACAAAAAGAGTATGTAAGTAACAATTGCCACACAATGACAGGATTAGAAATGGCAAAAGTACTTTTTAAAAACGAAAGCCTTACAAATTTATCTCAAGAGACAAGAAGCGTTTTAGAGCACATGAAGAATATACCAACTAATGTTAAATTTAATAATACCGAAAACGAAAACGCTTCAACAGATGAGTATAGACCGCCAAGAAGTGAAGAGAGAATGATTGCGAAGATAAATAAATATATTCTTGATGGCATAGACAAGAATAAAATGACGCATAAAATTAAAAAAGAAATAAATTCAATTATTGGTTATATGAATACTTTTAGATTTTGTCATCAAATTAATCTTTATGACGATGAAAGAGATAGAGAATTATTTGAAAGCAGTTTTGTTCGATATACTTATGATAAGAGCGACCTTTCTCAAGAAGAAGTGGATCAGTACATTGTTCTTTCTACCGAAGTTGTCATTTCCTCTAATATACAACAAACCATCAATGTATTGCAAAATCAAATTGATATAGCTATTCAAGAAGATGGAAAAATACCCATGGCTCTTGTTGAAGCTAGTAACACAGCAAGAAAAGAATACAATGATTGCGTTAATCGTCAACAAAAATTACTTAACGATTTAAAAGTGAAAAGAAGCGAGAGATTAAGTAAACAAGTCAAAGAAACGGCTTCAATTATTAATCTTGTTCAAATGTGGAAAGAAGAAGAGAGTAGACAAAAATTAATTAAAATGGCAGAGATACGAAAGCAAGTGATAGAAAAAGAGATAGATAGATTATCTACGATGGATGAAGTTAAATGTAAAATCTTAGGTATTTCTAAAGACGAAATTTTAAATGGATGAGCGTAATATGTAAAGTCGATGGTAAGGAATTTAAAGATGAAAAAAGTCTTCATCTTGCGCTAAGAGGTTATGGTTTAAATAAAGAAAAATACTATCATCAATATTTTCCTAAAAAAGATCTTCTCACCGGAGATATAATAAATTTTAAATCAAAAGAACAATATTTTGGCAGTGATTTTAATGATAAAAATAATATGAAAAAATGGTTAAAAGAGCAGACCATAGATAAAGCAAAAGAGTACTGTAAGGAAATATTGATTAGAAGGAAAAAGGATAAAAATCTTACCCATTCTCCATCGCAAATAGAGCTTAGAACCATAATGAGTCCATCAGTTATATTTTATAATAGTATATTTAAAAACTATTATGATTTGTGCTCTTCTTTGGGATTAGAAAATAAATTTATTCACCCTGAGAATATTTCTAATCAATTTAAAAATAAATTAAATGTAAACGAAACTATTTATGTTGACACAAGAGAACAGAATTGGTTGAAGTTCGACGTCCCTTTCGAAATTAAGACCTTACCTTATGGTGATTATACGTGCTCTAATGATAATTGTAAATGTTATATAGAAAGAAAAAGCTTAAGTGATTTTATTAGTACATTAAGTAGTAGAAATTTCGAGCGTTTTAATAATGAAATATTAAAAGCTAAAAAAGATGGAGCTTATTTGGTCGTTCTTGTAGAAGAAAAACTTTCTAATGCATTGAGTTTTCAATATCTTCCCTATATTAGCAAAAAGATTAAAGCTACGCCCGATTTCATATTTCATAATGTTAGAACTTTGGTTCAAGAATATGATAATTTACAATTTTTATTTGTTGATGGAAGAAAAGAGATGAAAAGGATAATAGAAGCTATTTTTTCTAGTAAGTGTTTTTATAAAAAGATAGACTTACAGTTAGCTTACGATATGAAACTTTTATGATGGAATGTCCACAAAAATATATTAAAGAAATTAAGGATATAAATAAAGAACTATCCGAACTAAAAGGATTTTTAAATGATAAAGAGGCTAAAATTACTCTTGCTAAATTTTTAAGGTCTAATATTGGATTTACAACAGAATTAATTAGTGGAGTCAAGTTAGCTCCTTATCAAGAAATACATTTAAAAGCATTTTTTAATAGAAATTTTAATATGTCTGTTTTTGGTAGAGGCTGTGGAAAATCATTTATGGCTGCAGTATTTTGTTTTCTTCAATGCGTATTCGAGCCTAATACAAAAATTCTTATAGCTGGACCCACTTTTAGAACAGCAAGATTTATATTTAATAATTTAGAAAAAATAGTAAATAGTCCAGGCGCAGAATTATTAGAACAATGTTTTGGCGCCAAAGCAAAAAGAAATGATCAATTTGAATGGCAGATTAACGGAGGTAGTATAGTGGCAATTCCTCTTAATGGTGAAAAAATTCGAGGTTTTCGAGCTAATGTACTTGTTCTTGACGAGTTTCTTCTATTACCTGAAGAAATTATTAAGAATGTATTAATGCCATTTCTTGTAGCTCCACAAAATATTAAAGAACGAATGGAAATAAGAGAAATGGAAGATAAATTAATCTCCGAAGGTTTAATGAAAGAAGAAGATAAAATGATTTTTGAGAATACAAGCAAAATGCTAGCATTTTCTTCTGCTAGTTTTACTTTCGAGAATCTTTATAAAACATACAACGAATGGACAGAAAAAATAATAAATAATGAAAAAGGAGAAGCCACTTATTTCGTAAGTCAATTAAGTTATGAAGCTTTACCAGAAGAAATGATAGATAAAACGATTATAGAAGAAGCTCAAAATGGTGGATCTAGTCACAGTGGTTTTCTTAGAGAATATTGCGCTAGGTTTACGGATGGAAGCGATAGTTATTTTAATGCAAAAAAAATGGAAGATTGTACTTTAAAATTTAATGAAAAGCCTCATACTCTTTTAAAAGGAGACCCAAGTAAAAAATATATATTAGGCATTGACCCTAATATGAGTGATAGTCCTAATGCTGATTATTTTGCTATGTCTATTTTAGAAGTTGATGAAGAAAAAAAACAAGGTATTCTTGTGCATACTTACGCTGGATTAGGTAACTTAAAAAATCATGTTGCCTATTTGTATTATATCATGACTAATTTTAATATTGTATTTATGATTGTTGATAATGCTGGGGCAGATGTGTTTTTATCTGCTTGTAATCAATCAGAATTATTTAAAAAACAAAAAATAGAAATAAAAACAATAGAAATAGACTCTGATCTTGAAGGAGTAGATTATGAATTAATGATACGTAACGCAAGAAAGAAGTATAATCTTCAAGATAAAAGAATAGCTTTTAATCAAATATTTACTAGTAATTTTATTAGAAAAGCGAATGAATATTTACAAGCTTGTATAGATTATAAAAAAATATGGTTTGCTAGCAAAACTGGAGCAAACGAAGAATTTTTTAATGAGGCCGCAAATAAAGGCGCTCCAATAGATCTAATGAAAACAGAAGATAAAAAAGATTGGACTCTATTAGATTTTATAGAAAATCAAGATGATTTTATATATCAAACCAAAAAACAATGCGCCCTTGTAGAGCATTCTTCTACTAGTAGAGGCACACAATCTTTTGATTTACCACAGCATTTAAAAAGAAGCACATCAGCAAATAAAGCTAGAAAAGATAATTATTCTGCTCTTATGCTAGCTAATTGGGCGTTAAAATGCTATTTTGATATGATGAATCTTCCTGAAATAGCTGAATCTGCTACTTTTTCGCCTATATTAATTAAATAAATTAGTTATTAGTTTGTTTTTAAGATATTATTTAAATATAAAGTGTAATATTTAAAGTAAAATGTCAAAAAATTTAAAAAAACAACAAAAAGAATCAAAAACAAAGCAAACAGAACCTCTTATGGCTTCTTCAGCTTCTGTATCAGAAGCAAAAGCTTCCACAGAAGGCACTTCTACTAGAAGAAATATATCTTCTAATATTCAAAGGACAGATAGATACAAGAATATTGATGATGGCATAATACCTTTTAGATATTCTACAGGTATTAAAAATGCATCTAATATGAATATTAGAGATGCTGTTATTTTGTGCCAAAAAGCTTATTATAATTTTTCTATATTTAGAAACACAATTGATTTAATGACTGAATTTTCTAATAATAGTATTTATTTTACTGGTGGAAGTCAAAAATCAAAAGATTTTTTTGAAGCATTATTTAGAAAAATTAATTTAGCTGATTTTCAAGATCAATTTTTTCGTGAATATTATAGAAGCGGAAATGTTTTTATATATAGATTTGACACATTAGTTCAGGATGCAGATATAACAAAGATAACCCAAACATTTGGTTTAAATACTTCTAAAGCAGCAGTAAATCTTCCTTCTAGGTATATGATACTTAACCCAGCAGATATTCAAATGGCTGGCAGTATAAATTTTTCAGTAGGAAGATACTACAAAATGATAAGCGATTACGAATTAGAAAGATTAAAGAATCCAAAAACAGATGAAGATCGTGAAGTTTTTGAAAGTCTACCTCCAGAAACAAAAAAGATGATACAACAAAAATTAGCTGGAGCTATTAGCCTTCCTCTAGATGGAGAAAGGCTTTGTGCTGTTTTTTATAAAAAACAAGATTACGAACCCTTCGCAATTCCTATGGGATTTCCAGTTTTAGATGATATTAATTGGAAAGCCGAAATGAAAAAGATGGATATGTCAATTACAAGAACAATGCAGCAAGCAATTTTATTAGTTACTATGGGCGCAGAACCAGAAAAAGGTGGGGTCAATCAAAAAAATCTTGAAGCAATGCAAAAGTTATTCGAAAATCAAAGCGTAGGAAGAGTTCTAATAGCAGATTATACAACAAAAGCTCAATTTGTAATACCAGACATTGGTAATCTAATAGGTCCTCAAAAATATGAAGTTGTTGATAGAGACATTCAGATTGGATTAAATAATATTCTTATTGGGAACGAAAAATTCGCTAACCAAAGTATTAAAGTACAAGTTTTTATTGAAAGATTAAAACAAGCTAGAGAAGCTTTTATCAATGAGTTTCTTATACCAGAAATAAGAAGAATAAGTAAAGATCTTGGTTTTAAAAATTATCCTATGCCTCATTTTCAAGACATTGATCTTAAAGATGATGCCCAATATACAAGAATTTATAATAGACTTATGGAACTAGGAATTCTCACTCCAGAAGAAGGCATCAGAGCGATAGAAACTGGTAGATTACCAACTCAAGACGAATCAGAGCTTTCTCAACAAAAATATAAAGAATTAAAAGATAAAGGATATTATCAACCTTTAATCGGTGGAGCTAAACAAAATGAAGAAGGTAGGCCAGCAGGAACAGGTACTCCTCAAACCACTAAAAATGTTAAACCAATAGGTCAAGGAGAGCAATCTAAAGCTGAAGAAAAATATAGTTTTAATAAAGTTAAAGAAAATTTAATTCTTGCGCAAAAATTAGAAGAAGAAGTCTCTGCTTTTTTAAGAAAAAAACATAAAATTAGAAAACTAAGTGGACAACAAAAAGAAGTAGCAGAACAAATAAGTAAAATTATTATAGCCAATGAATCTCCAGAAGTTTGGAATTCTAAAATTGAAGATTATGTTAATTCTCCTACAGATAAAAATACTCAAAATATTTCGTCTATAGATTCAATAGCTTATAATCATCAGATTGATTCTTATCTTGCGAGTATACTATTCCATAGTAAGGTAAAATAATATGCCTACATATATTAGAGTTAAACAAATCAATCAAGAGGAATTAAGTGGATTCTTTAGTGGTTCAATTTCTAATCAAAATAGTTTATTAAATTCTATAATTAGACAAAGCGCTGTTATCAACACTGGGGATCAAAATATAAGTGGAGTAAAAACATTTTTTGACAATACAAACTTCGGAAATATTTATTCTACAGGAATTGCGTCTTTTAATATAAATTTAAATTCAAGTTTAGATTTGTCTGGTAACTCAATCATTTTTGACCATAATACTACAACAGGAAAATTTGAATTTAATGCAAATAGTGGAATTAGGTTCTATCATCAAAACAATAAATATAATCCAAATTATGCTCCAATAACAATTACTACTGGTAATGATGTTTTAATTAATGGTAACACTTCTTTTGGACAATATAATTTGTATTTTGCTACTCTGAATCCAAGCGTTAATAATTTAAGAAATTATATTCATTATTTGCTAGCTAATAATATAAATAATTTTCCTTCTGGATTAAAAAATAATAATATACTTAATATTTATTATGCGTACAATGATGCGCTCGGATTAAAAAATAAAAAATATGCTTTAAAATCTGATTCTTTTATATTAAGTGATCTTCCAGAAAATTCTTCTAACTTTTATAATAAAAATTATATTTCTATAACTGGAGGTATGTATTCTGGTAAAGCTCTTAAAAGAATAAAATATGGAACAACAGTAGGGAATGGATATAGCAGACTCCTTCTAAAAGGATCTGGTTATTGGCATAATGAGAGTGTAAGATCAGGATCATTTCCTTATGGTGGTAAAAAATATGTAAATGGGCAACTTTTGATCGTTAATGGAAATTCTGTAGATTTATCTCCACCTATTATTAAACCAAAAACGTATCATTTAGAAACATTTTATGATATTATTGTCCCTAGTGGAGGAGGTCAATTAAGACCATTAAAATTTGAACTACCAAATAGTCCAGGTAAAATACAAGGTCAAGTTTTAAATTTAGCTTTTCATTTTCAACCAGATAATATTCCTCAAATAGTTAGTGGTTTTTATATGGCTAAAGATCATGTAGGAAATCCAATATATACAGGAAATATATTTACTTTAACGGGAGCAAATTATGCATTTTCACAAAAAGAAAGAATAGTTTGTGTTAAACATGGTAATTTTAAAGAAGCTCTTTCTAATGATCCAACTGCCGGCGGAGGCCCAATATTTAATTCGTCTAATGTTTATTATTATGAAAGATGGTAAAATTAAGTACAATAACGAGATCGTTTCTCACAAAAATGATCATGGGAACATTATGAACAATAATGATCTAGAGATCGCTTCCGAACAGGAGCGATCTCGTTATTGTATTATAAGGGTGTAATTATTAAAAATGAATAACGAAAGAATAGAAACAAAATTTCTTAAAACAGATTTTTTACAAATTAATAATTCTTCTAACAAATTAACATTATTAAATAATTTAGATATTTCCGGAGATCTTACTGTATCTGGAACGCTAAGATATAACGAAATAATTGATACAACAGTCACAGGAAACATAAGTGGATATACAGGAATATTCGAACAGTTGTATGCAAATAATTTCGTTTACAATACTGGGGATCAAACTATATCTGGAAACAAAACATTTCTAGACAATTTAAACATTTCTGGTGATCTTACCGTTGCAGGAACAATCAAATATAATGAAGTCATAGATATAACTACGACAGGAGATATTAGCGGTTACACAGGGTATTTTGAAAAACTTTATGCAGATAATCTAGTATACAATACTGGCAATCAAAATATCGGCGGAAATAAAACATTCACAGGAACAACAACTTTTTCTGGTCAAGAAGTCAATCTTGTAGACACCGCTTTAAATCTCAGCGGTGTAGGAGATATGACATTTTCTGGTACAAATATTAATTTTATTAATTCTCCAGTATTTATTAGTGGCACAAATCTAAGAGTTCAAGGAGATACAATAGCCAATAATTTAGTTTACAATACAGGAGATCAAACAATTAGTGGAGTTAAAACTTTTGCTAATTCTGGAATATTTAATTCTGGCATAGGTCTTAATAATTCTAAATTAATAAATGCTGTTCCAGAGTTTATTAATGAAACAGATAATTTTATAATATCTGGAAATGATAATAGCAGAATGATTTTAGCTAACTCTAACACGCAAATCACAGGCACAATAGTTAGTGGAAATGTTGGTGGATTCAATACTTCAATTATTCAAATTGGCGCAGGTCAAATTCAAATTACAGGATCTGGAGCTGGAATAGTTATTAGTAGCTATAATAATCAGTTTAAAACAGCGGGAGCATTTGCAACGGTATCGCTTCTTCATACAGGAAACAATAGATATATAATGTATGGAAATACTTCAATATAATGTATGATTTTTTTTCCAAGTTTTGCTGGATTAGTCCATGGCCGATATATAAATGAAAACTTAAATTCAAATCAAGTTTTTGCATCTCAATTAATTTTATCTAATTATACGTTAGTAACCCAAACTGGTAATTCTAATTTTTATATTTTTGTAAAAGAAGGAGCTGCAGAAACAGAATATAGTATAACAACAGGAGCAGTAACTGTTTCGCCAATAAATGTAAAATATGATCTATCTGATAATAAGCCAAGCTTTCTATATGCCTCACCTAACGCCCCATATAATGATTTAAGATATTTAAAATTAACCAATGGAATTTGGAGCGGAAACTTAGTTGGAAATTTAGGTCCTAGTATATATGAAGCGGCGATTGATTTAAAATATGATCCAAATGATAATTTACCAGCTTGTGTTGCGTATGATAGTCAAAATTATGATTTAAATTATTATAAATACAATGGGAGTTCTTTTGTAAAAACCACTATTTTAAATGGCGGAAGCACAGCTAATCTTGTATCTTACGCAAGTTTAAATTTTGATACATCTGATAATTATCCTATGATTAATTTTATTGAAGGAGATTCTTCTATTTTAAAAAGCGCTAAATATAATGGAACAACTTGGACAACTACAAATATAAATACATTTAACTCTTCTTACAATAAAAGATATATTACAACTGAATTTACTCCAACTTTAAATCAGCCAATCGTGCTAATGGGAGGAAATACTAGTGGATTATTTATGAATGTTAGAGATTCATCAAATATTTGGAAATCTGGAAGGTTTGCTAGCAATACAGACGTTCTTAGTCAAAAGCCAGAAATTAAGATAAGCGAAGAAGACCAAAATAATGTTTATATTGCTTACGTAAATGATCTAAATCAATTAGTTTTTATTGAAAAATATCTTGTAGGATTAATAGACACAAATTGGACACCAAATTTAGATTCTTTTGATCCAAAAAAATTAAGTTTAGTAAGTGGTGAAAATTTTATAGATATTAATAAAAAAGTTAAATTAGAAATAGATTCTGATTTTCAGCCAGTTGTACTTTATAAAAAAGATAATATAATCAAATATATAAAAAATACAGGCGCAGTACACGATATATCCACGATTTCTTTTTCTGGCGATGTTAATTTTAAAAACATAAATAATTCTAATAATTATAGTTATGATATAGAATTTTTTAAAGATAGTCTTAAAGTATATCAAACTTATGATAATACATTTAAAGAATATAAAAGTCCATATCAAAAAACATCTTCTGTTACTTTTGACCCTGCAGCCACAGTAATATATTCTTCTGATACTAAAATAAATCCAACAACAAATCAACCAAATATTGTTTTATTTAGTAATACTACCCCGCAGATAAGGTTCTCTTATCCAAATAATAATCAGAGATCTTCTTGGACCACTTTAAAGCTTCCGTCTGGAAGTCTTAACTTTAGCGGAACAAATCTTCCCGCGACATTAATGGCAAATCATAATTGCAATTTTGATTTTGATAAGGTTACAAACCAACCAGTCATATCTGTTTTTGGGTATAGAGGGTTCACGGGAACAGCTTTTCTTATTAAAAAAGACTTAGAAGGATCTGGATATCAATATTACAATACCCCATATACTGGATATTATGCTCCTGCTTCAGATTTTAAAATCAATCCAATTACAAATAAATATTGCTTAGCTATTTCAAACGAAGAGACTTATAACAAAGGATTAAAATATTACGAAATGGATCCAAATACCAATACTTGGATAACAGATAATATTGAATCAAGCGTATCTCAATCTAATAAAATTTATTTAGATTTTACAAGCGGTGGCTATCCTATGATTTCTTACTTGACTCAAAGTGGTGTTACTGGATATCTAAAATTAGCATCTTATAATGGGGTAAGTTGGACAAGATCTATTATAGAGACTGGAGCTAACACAAATGAATTTTATTTTAATAGTTTTCAATATAACTCTGGAGAAGACTACTATGGAATTTCTTATAAAGCTTTTACGTTTAATAATAGTGGATTTTATATTTCAAATAAAGGCGGCACAGTTCAAAAATATAATTTAGGTAATCAACATAATCAGACTAGAATACCATATTTAATATTTAAAAAATATAAAAATGAAGTTCGACCATTCGTTCTTATTAGTCCAACGTCTACAGCCACAAATTTCTTTCATTATCTAGATAATGAATCTTTTGTTACTGGTCAATTTAAAAATGATTTAATCAGAGATATGGAAGGCGATATAATTTAAACGTGTAATTTTATTTATGAAATGGATTTTACTTTTGCCACTATTTTTATTAGTTTCTTGCTCTGAGCCAAATTATGAGAGTAGAGAATTATCTACTAAATAATTTGATTTAAATGTTATGATAATATATAATATAGTGTAATCTATTATGAATAATATGCTATCTAAAATATTTGGCCCAAATTGGCGTTCTAGTACATCTGGACTAGTTACTGTTATTGCAGTATCAACAGCTTTCGTGATTCATGGGGATAATTCTATTGTAGCTTTTTTACCAGATAAACTTGAAGAATATATTGTTGGCTTTGCAAAATTGATTGCAGTTGTTAGTGGAGTAGTTTTTGCTCTTACTGTTAAAGATGCGTCTGTAACAGGCGGTACAGTTCCTCAAACAGTAGAAGCAGAGAAAAGAAGTCACTCACAAAAAATAAAAAGTCCAGTTGATAAAATTGGCAGGAGAAATATATGAATAAATTAAACTTAATTGCTGTTGCCCTTATGGGTATTTTTATGGTTGGTTGCTCTACAACAAATACTGGTGGAGACAATCAAGTTGGTGGCACAACCGCAGTAGAGAATGCGCTGCCTTATATCAAACCAGCAGTTATTCTTGCTTG